GGTTGGTTGCGTCTACCCTTGCGTCAATGTGCAGGTTGCCTACGTCGTCATACGAGATGCGCTCTTGCAGATGTGCAGGCACATGAGCTTCAAGCCAGTCGGTAAACATTGCTACGCCCTTGCCGTTGTGTGGTCGCTTGACTGACAACGCACGACTAAGCGTCTTGTACAGAATTGATTTCTTGTTCATTGATTACTCCTCTTCGGTTTCTTGTTCAGGTGCATGATCGGGATGGTACAAAGAACCATCTATCTCAACCGACGCGGTGTCGTCTGTGTACCAGTTGTTTGATTCCTCGCACAGCCAGCAGTCCTCGGTCAAGCAGGCGTCGTCGCTGTCTTCGGGATGGCAGATGCGCTCGTCATCGCACAGATACCACTCATCGTTGATAAACACGCAGTCATCCATGTCTGCGTAATCGCCGTTCTCAAGCTCGACGATGCCATTGTCGGACAGGTATTCTGTGTCGTAGAACTCGTCACCCACACGCGCCATGTTGTTGTCGTGCACATAGTACTGGTTGCCGTTGCGCCCATACGCATAGTAGTAACTGTTCTCACAACAGCCCTCGCACACACGATAGTCCTCATACCTGCCGACCCAGTAGCCATCACCCTCACGGACGCGGTCGCCGCAGTCGTTACAAGTCTCACTACTAGACTCTTGTGCACAGCCGCCAGTACTTGAACACTCGTACTCACCATCTCTGCTAATCTCAAGATGATTACCGCACACATCCACATTCTGATTACCGCCGTCGATGTATGGCGCAAGGATGTCGCCACCGCCTACCTCGTAGTGTGCGAGCTTAGTGTCGTACTCCCAATGACCCTGCTTGGTGTAGCCCTGCGACTCAAGCCACGCCTCAAGACGCTCGTCTGCTGGCGAGTACCCATCGGCATTCTTGCGATACGACCGCACGAAGTACTTGCTGTCACCATCTGCCATACACAACGCACGACCGACTGTGTCATCGTTCTCGATACGCACAGCCATGTGCCACCCATACTTAGGGTCATACACCTGATACGGATGGCGGCGTTCGCCGTCAGTACAGCGTATGTCGAAGGACTTACTGCCCCCCATGCACGAGGTCGGCCCACGCATGATGTGATGAAGCATCTCAGCCATTGTGTACACCCACTTGCACGTCTCACCTGCGGCATACAAGGCAACGAGGTTGCGCACCTCATGATCAGGCATATCGCGGAAGTGTCGTGTCAAGTACTTGCCCACGCTCGTGACAGTCTGTCGGTCTGCCTCACCTGCTCGGTCGTCTCGTGTGTATGCAAGGCGTGTGCTGTCCTCGGATACATGAGGCCACTCAAGGGTGAGCAAGTGCCAGTCGTAGGGTCGATGGTCTGACTCTAACGCTTTGACTACTGCGGGGTGCAGGTCGTACTTGCGTTGCTCTCTGCCATGCCAGTCACGGCATGGTGCGGTTTGGTACTCGTGGTAGTACCTCTGCTCAGGGTTGAACCTCATGTAGGTAGCACCACCACGTAGTATCTTTGCAAGATCTTTAACTAACGATATGAAGTTTGTCTTCATTTGTTTTCTCCTCGGTTACGAATGTGGTGTGAGTGGGCACACCACTAACCCATTGAACAGGGACACCATGTCCCCGTTGATTACTCCCAGTTAAGTGTTGTATTGCTCGATGAGTAGTTGCCAAAGTCATAGTTCACCATGACCAAAGTTTCCAGCGTATAAGCGTCAAGCCTGTGGTTTTGCAGGTAGCCGCCAAGTGGTACAGCCCCATCTATGTTGCGTGACAGGTCGCTGAACCTGATGCAACAGTCGCCCGTGTCTATCATTGCAACTATGCGTTGTCCGTGCTGGTCGTATTGACGACCTGTGTTCCATTGGTGTTTCATTTACTTTCTCCTTCTCACTTCAAAGAATCCAAGCCATTGGGTGCCCTCGACTTGGGGTTGGTACATCTTGATGTCGTACTGCGCATCGTGCGCCACAGGCACAAGGAACAGGTTGTATGAGAACCCATCCTTGTCCATCAGCTTGAGTAGCTGGCGCAAGTCACGCTCAGGTGTAGTCGTTGCCCATTGCGCTACGCTTGAGGCGTAGAAGTGTTGTACTGGTTCTTTCATGTTATGTCTTCTCCTGCGTTTATTTCTATGTAGTTGTATTCCTCAACGAACTCGGCATCCACATCTATCGTTGTGAATCGGTCTCCTTCTACCCATAACTGCACATCTGCGTCAGCGGGGTATTTCTTTAGCTCTTCAATCAATTCTTTAACTGTCATTCTGTTTCTCCTTTACATTCAATAACTACCAACATGACTTGCATCCCTAACAGGAACGCACTACCTAGCGCCATAAACATCCACAGGTATCCACCACCCTGCTCCATCATCTGATTAGCGCCAAGCGCCATTGCGTTGTAGAGCACGAGGCTCAGGAATATGTGACTCAGTACGTGCATTGCTCTCATTTGTTTTCTCCTTCGGTTGCTTCGGGTAGGTACCCCATCAGCGCCTTGTCAGGTATGTACTTGATGAGTTCCTCGATGGCTGTCAGGTCAAAGTCTTTTACGTCTTGAAGTATTTGGTTCAGTACTTCGTTAATCAGTTCTTCTCTGTTCATTTTGTTTTCTCCTTCGGTTGCGAATGTCAGGCTAGTTTGCGGATGGTGCGCGGCATCGCCTGACGAAATGCCACGCATTGATGGGGACATGGTGTCCCCGTTCTCAGTACAACCCATGCCATGTCGTAGGCACAGGCTCGTTGGGGTCTAGCTTCTCGATGGCAGCTAGAGCAGCCTTTAGTTTGTCTACCCTTGCTTGCGTGTCCTGCGTTGGACATAGGGTGTGGTCTTGGTTGGCGTGTAGCAGTTCCTTGGTCGTTCGGTTGACCAGTCTGCGCTTGCGCTTGTCGTGTATGTCGGCAGTTACCACCCGCTCAAAGGGTATCTTGCGTCTCGCCTTGGCGGTGTGTGGCACGGCATCAAACAAGTCTGTGATGCGTAGCTTGATTCGTGCAGGTATGAAGTCCGACCAATGCAGTCCTCGGTTGGGTAGGTTCTTCTCGGCGGCATAGGTTGAGGGTGTGAAGTCGCCGCTGTTCTTGATACTGGTGATGCGGTTATGTAACTCAGCCAGCACCACAGCGTATGCCTCGAACGCTTGCACCCTAGCATCGGTGTCATCATCCGCCTTGTACTTGAGTGAAGCTCTCACATTCCTGCGCTCGGCTTGCAAAGGTTTTAATACATCGCCCCATAAAATGTTCTGCTGTGTCTCGTGTATGCGGTGTCGGCGTAGCTGTTCTTTCTGCCTGAGTATGGTGTCTCGCATCTCATTGATGACAATGCGGGGTTCCCCTTTATCGAGTAGCTTGGATAAATGATTGGCAAGCTCGCGCTTCTTCAGCTTCATGAGTGTGGGGTATTGCAAAGGTGCTTCGTGTTCCATTGTGTGCCTCTGAGTTGTGAAAGTAATCATTATATCACAGGTGTTGATAATAACTAGGAAGCAAATCCATGTCTTTATCGGTTGTTCGCAAAATCGGGCGGGGTTCTAGCCTTATGCCGTAAGGGTTTGTTTGAAAAGTGTACTGATCATCTATGTTTTTGGAGGGTCGCAAGCCTGAGCTTAAAAGTAAAAGTTTTTCTCCGCTTGCACGGCAGAGAACGCACACATACTAACTCCCCTATATATAAATATATATAAAAATATAGATTAGTAGTACCGAATTTAAAAAAATCCCCGCCGTTGTTGGGCTAATCGCTGTCCGACTGCTTGGATACTTGTGAAAATCACGGAAGCCAAGATTTTCACCCCCCTTTTCGATATCGGGGACATTGTGTCCCCGTTCATCAGTCAGAGCAACCTCATTTGGGTACAGGTACGCTTAACTGCGTGCCACTCATCGAGGTCTGTGCGTAGTCGTGCCTTGGCTTGCAAGGCTTTCTTATCCTTGCCTTCGGGTAGGCGGTCGACTATCTCGTCTCGTATCTCACGCAGTCGCTTGAGGCTGTCGATCTTTACTTTGCTGTGCTTGGTGTATTTGTTGGGGTTCATGTTGGTTCTCCTTATTTGTTGAGGTCAATGATTTCTACGACATCCAAGCCATCAATGGCGGTGGTTGCGTATATCCAAGCTCGGGCGATGCCGATGTCTTTGGTGTGGGTGGTGTACTTGCGTGAGCAAACGATTCCGTTGAGACGGAAAGATACTGAGAATTCAAAGCGTTTCATGGTGAAAATCTCCTAGTTGGACAAGAAAAGAAACAGCGGCAAGACAAGCCGTCTACACCGCCGTGGAAAAAACACATCGGGGACATCGTGTCCCCGTTACTTGGCGAAAGCCTGAGCGACAGCGGTCGAGGCGAGCTTGCGTGAATCCTCGTACTGAGCACAGAGCTTGGCGAGCTTTGCGGCGGCGGCAAGAATCTCTTCGGGGATCTCGATCTCTTCCTTTGCGCCGCTCGACTCTTTGCCTACGATGGCAGAGACCAAACGACCGAGTGCCTTGCGGCAAGCCTCGTAGTTCGCGTGCTCTTTGTCGAGCACCTTCGTGCCCTCGGCTTTGCCTGACCCTGCGACCAAGGGCACAGAGTACTTCTTGTAGCTCGCCACATCGGGCAAGATGGCGGCACGAACCGCCTCGGCGGTCTTACCCTTGAACGTCGCTTGCAAGGCGGCGATCTTCTCTGCATACGTGAAGCATGAATCGAGTGCGGCGTGGACTGTGTTTGTGTTTGATGATTTAGACATGATTGTTTCCTTTGAGTTGATAGCTTGCCGAGACCAATTCCCGACTTGCTGAAGCCATTATCCACACACCCCCTTTCAAACGAGGTCGAGGGTACTATTCTGCCCCCATAACCGACTACTTTAGACCCCACCATACCCCCACCAACCCTTATACGGCGCAGTCAGCCCCGTAGCACTGAACACTATTCCCCAGCCATGCTTCACAACTCAATTTAGTACTTTACATTTACTATAAAAATTTTATAAAATTTGGTGTCAATCGTTGGACAAAGCCAAATAAAAAAAACCCCCTGACTTTGCAATCAGGGGGTAAACGGCGGAGTATCTATTCCAACCGAGGAGAAGCAACTGGCAACTGCTTGCCACATCACTCAAGAAATAGTATACACTCCGCGCATCGCAGGTACAAGGGACTTATGCGCCAATGTTAGATCACCTTATTGATTTCGAACCGGAAGTGGTTGCCCACTCTGGTAAACCTACGCCGCTTGAAAAAGAACATCCGGCGGATAGGATCGACGCCCAAGTAAAAACAGCCGACTGGCTTAAGAGTCTGGGTGCCGAAGACACAGATACCGTGGTCAGCCAAGCAGAAGTCAAAGCAGCGCGGGGCGCATTCACTAACTTAGTATCTGCCGCACCAAGCGAAATCACACACGAACATCTATCTCAGATCAAAACGCCGGCGGCGGTGCAACATTTAGTTGGGATGCTGACCGCATACGACTGGGAGTTTGTCCATCAGGCCAAAGAGCTTCGCGGCTATACAGTTGCCAAACTGTTGGAAGAATGCGAAAACCCCAGCGCTAATATCCGACTAAAAGCGTTGGGATTGTTGGGTAAGGTTACCGAGGTTGGACTATTCACCGACAAGATTGAAGTCAAGAAGCTAGACCTGACAGAAGAAGAGATCGACAAGAAGCTCAAAGAGAAGCTGGCCAAGTTCATGAATGTGTCCGACGCTGAGTACACAGACATTGAAGAAATCGATACAACAGAAAAACCTGTCGAAAACGAAGCCGAAAATAAAGATGAGTGAATACATACTTACACCGCAAGAAGCCACGGCGTTGTACGCCAAGTTGCCGTTGATGAGTCCACAAGAGAAACTTGAGACGTTGGACATGTTGGACAGATCAGAAGGCTATAAGACAATTAGGTTAGCGCGTACTAACATGATCGAGTTTGCCAAGTACGTCTACCCCGGATTCAAGGTTGGGCCACACCACAGGAAGCTGGCCAAGATATTCCAAGATGTGATTGAGGGTAAAAAGAAGAGAGTAATTATCAACATCGCTCCACGTATGGGTAAGTCCGAGTTCTCGTCTTACCTGTTCCCCGCGTTCTTCCTAGGTAATTACCCTGACAAAAAGATTATCATGGGGACGCACACCGCTTCGCTGTCTGAAGACTTTGGACGGCGCGTACGTAACTTACTGGACGATGAGCAATATCATGAGCTTTTTTCTAAAACCGTTGTTGCAGATGACCAAAAGGCTGCTGGAAAGTGGAGTACTGCTGCTGGGGGCCAGTATTACGCTGCTGGTGTTGGTGGTGCTCTTGCCGGTCGCGGGGCTGACCTCTTTGTTATCGACGACCCGCACTCGGAACAAGACGTCAAAGCAAACAGTCGTCTAGCGTTTGACACGGCGTGGAGTTGGTTTCAAACTGGCCCGTTGCAGCGTCTTATGCCGGGCGGGGCGATCATAGTCATCATGACGCGTTGGGGCCCACTGGACTTGACTGGCAGACTCATACAGTATCAGGTAAGTAACCCCGACAGCCCACGCTGGGAGATAGTAGAACTCCCCGCCATATTGAACGAAGACACGGAGAACGAGAAATCCCTCTGGCCGGAGCAGTGGCCACTGGAGGCGTTGAAGTCAGCCAAGTCCTCAATGGACCCCCGCTACTGGAACGCGCAGTACATGCAGCAGCCTACCTCGGACACGGCGGCTATCATCTCAAGGAAACACTGGCGGATATGGGAAGGGGACGACCCACCCACTTGTGAGTACATCATTCAGTCTTGGGACACGGCGCATGAAACCAAAACAACCTCCGACTATTCTGCCTGTACTACTTGGGGGGTCTGGTACAACGAGGAGGAGAACGACAAGCCCCAGCTTATCCTCCTTGATGCTTTCAAAGACCGAATCGCCTTCCCAGAACTTAAACAGGTTGCCTTCAAGCATTGGAAAGAATGGCAACCCGATGCCTTCATTGTGGAGAAAAAGGCGGCAGGTGGCCCGTTGATACAAGAACTCAGGGCGATGGGCATCCCCGTACAAGAATTTACACCGAGCCGTGGAAACGATAAGATGGTGCGTGTGCAAGCCATAGCAGATTTATTTTCTTCGGGTATGGTGTGGGCACCTGACACACGCTGGGCGCGTGAAGTAATTGAGGAGGTTGCATCCTTCCCAGTTGGCGAACACGATGACTATGTGGACACAACCAGCCAAGCACTGCTTCGATTCAGACAAGGCGGCTTCATCACGCTAGACACGGATGAGCCAGATGAACCACGATTTTTCAAACGTCGCAGTGCGGCGTACTACTGAGGTAAAAAATGGCAACCAATATAGACAAAGCTTTGTACCAACAACCCCAAGGCATGGAAGAACTGGGGCAAGATGAAGAACCTATTGAAATTGAGATCATTGACCCTGAAGCTGTAAACATCCACGCCGATGGTTTAGACATATCAATAATCCCGGGCGAAGACGAAGATGAGTTTAATGAAAACTTAGCCGAGGACATGGACGAAGGTGCGCTGTCTGAACTGGCTGGAGAATTGTCAGGGGACATTGACAACGACAGAGGCTCACGCAAAGATTGGGAGAAAGCCTATACAGAAGGCTTGAAACTTCTGGGACTCCAGTACGAAGAACGTACAGAACCTTGGAACGGTGCTTGTGGTGTGTTTCACCCCATGATTACAGAAGCTGTTGTAAGGTTCCAGTCAGAAACAATTACCGAGCAGTTTCCAGCCGCAGGCCCCGTACGTACAAAAATCTTAGGTAGAGAGACGCTTGATAAGCAAGAGGCGGCTGTGCGTGTTGAGGCTGACATGAACTACGAGTTGACTGAGGTCATGCGCGAGTTCCGTCCTGAGCATGAACGCATGTTGTGGAGCCTACCGGCTACAGGTTCGGCGTTCAAGAAAGTCTACTACGATCCTAATTTGGGACGTCAGGTATCTATATTTATCCCAGCAGAAGACATCATCCTGCCCTACGGCACAACCGACTTGGACACTTGCTACCGCTTGACACACGTCATGCGCAAGACCAAGAACGAGATCTTGAAGCTACAACAAGCAGGCTTTTACCGCGACATTGAGTTGCCTGACCCCAGCAAAGAGCGTGACAACATCAAGCAGGCCAAAGATAAAGAGACCGGCTTCTCCGACCTAAACGACGAGCGTTACACCCTATACGAGTGCCATGTTGACTTGGTATTGGAAGGCGATGAGGACAAGGATGACGACGGTGAACCCACCGGCATCATGAAGCCATACGTATTTACCCTAATAAAAGGAAGCAATGATGTCTTGTCTATTCGGCGGAACTGGGAACAAGATGACCCCCTCTGTCTCAAGCGCCAGCACTTTGTCCACTACCAGTACATCCCCGGCTTTGGAGCCTACGGCTTCGGACTCTTTCACCTCATCGGTGGATACGCCAAGTCAGCCACCAGTATCATGCGTCAGCTTGTCGATGCTGGGACGTTATCTAACTTACCCGGAGGTCTTAAGACTCGCGGAATGCGCATTAAGGGAGACGACACCCCCATCGCTCCCGGAGAATGGCGAGACGTAGATATTGCTTCTGGTGCGTTGCGTGACAGCATCCTGCCCCTACCCTACAAGGAACCCAGCGTTGTCCTGTCCGGACTGATGGACAAAATTGTGGAAGAGGGCCGTCGTTTTGCCGCAACAGCGGATATGAAGGTGTCGGACATGTCCGCACAGGCTCCTGTGGGCACCACGCTTGCCTTGCTTGAGCGCCAGCTTAAGGTTATGTCTGCTGTGCAGGCTCGTCTGCACTACACATTCAAACAAGAGTTGCGCCTGTTGGCCGCGATCATCCGCGACTACACAGACCCTTCCTATGACTACGACCCAGAAGATGCACCCCGCAGAGCCAAGAAGTCAGACTACGACCACATCGACATCATTCCTGTAAGCGACCCCAACGCGGCAACCATGAGCCAGCGGGTTGTGCAGTACCAAGCCGTCATCCAGATGGCGCAGATGGCTCCAGATATTTATGATCTGCCGCAGTTGCACCGCAACATGTTGCAAGTCTTGGGTATCAAGGATGCTGAAAAACTAGTTCCGTTGCCCGACGACCAGAAACCAAAAGACCCTGTGTCTGAGAACATGGCGGCATTACGCTTGGAGCCGTTAAAAGCTTTCTTCTATCAAGACCACGAGTCCCATATAAAAGTTCATATGATGGCAATGCAAGACCCCATCGTCATGCAGTTGGTTGGCCAGAACCCCAAAGCTCCTCAGATACAAGCGGCAATGATGGCGCACGTTGCAGAGCACGTTGGCTTTGCCTACCGTCAGAAGATCGAGCAACAGATGGGTATGCCTCTGCCTCCCGAAGACGAGAAGCTGCCACCTGAGATGGAGATCCAACTCTCAAGCATGATGGCTCAAGCCGCGTCCCAAGTGTTGCAACAAAGCCAAGCCCAAGTTGCACAACAACAAGCGCAGCAGCAACAACAAGATCCGCTGATTCAGATGCAGCAACAAGAGCTACAAATAAAGCAACAAGAGCTACAGATCAAGCAGCAAGACTTGCAGCTTAAGTCGCAAGATATGAAAGCTCGATTGGAACTGGACAACAAACGTCTTGAAGTAGATGCCATGAACAAAGCTGGTCAGCTACAGCAACAAAAGAAAACCGCAGAAATCACTGCGCTTGGGAAAGCGGGAGACTTAAAACGTCAGCGCCAACAGACGGAAATGAACGCAAGAAATCAACAATCTAAAGAAAGCCCGACCAAATGATTCAAGAATTCGCACGCGTATTGCGCGAAAAATTACGCACCGATATGAACAACTACGCAGATGACTGCGCTGGCGGGGCATGTCGCACTTTTGAAGAGTACCAAAAACTCTGCGGGATTATTCAGGGTCTAGCCCTTGCAGAGCGTTATCTACTTGACCTTGCACAGAAAGTTGAAAAATCCGATGAGTGAACTCACGCTTGAACCGGGGCAGTATGCCCTGCCTGAAATACAACCCGTCGAAGCGCCCGCGCAAGACGCATCCAACGAAGAAAAAGCCACTATGCTGCCAGAGCCTTCAGGCTGGCGCATCTTGTGTGCCGTGCCCCCAGTCTCTGAAAAGATTGATGGTACTGAGCTTGATCTTGTACGCGACACAAGCACTATGCGACAAGAAGAAAGCGCGACCACCGTGTTGTTTGTAATGAAAGTTGGCCCTGATGCGTATAAAGATCAGACCAAGTTCCCCACAGGCGCGTGGTGTAAAGAAGGCGACTTCGTTCTTGTACGTACCTATTCTGGTACGCGTTTCAAGATTTTTGGAAAAGAGTTCCGGCTCATCAATGATGACCAAGTGGACGCTGTTGTGCAAGACCCTCGTGGGCTAACCCGCGCTTAAAGGAGCAGAAATGGCAGAGCAATATAAGTTCCCAGACGAACTTGATGACGACAAAAAGCAAACGGTGGGCATCTCCACTGAAGATGATGTTGAAATTGAGATTGTTGATGACACACCTGTACAAGACCGTGGTCGCAGACCGTTGGACAGAGAGGTGGAAGATCCTACTGATGAAGAGATTGAGTCCTACACAAGAGGGGCACAAGACCGCATCAAGGAGCTAACTCATGCGCGTCATGATGAGCGCCGCGCCAAAGAAACCCTTTTAAGGGAAAAGCAAGAACTTGAGCGTCTTGCACAGCACTACGTTGAAGAAAACAAAAAGCTCAAACAGTATGTCAACAATGGCACTGAGCAGTACGGTGCTATGGCCAAGACCGCTGCCGAGGCGGAAATGGAGAAAGCTCGCCGCGACTACAAGGCGGCGTCTGAAGCATTTGACACCGATGCCATCCTTGCGGCTCAGGAAGCGTTGTTTGATGCTAAGGCAAAATTACAACAGGCACAAAATTTTCGTCCACCCCCTTTACAAGCAGAAGAAAATGCGGTACAACCGCGACAACAACAGACAGAATCTGTCAAACCAGACGAAAAGACCCTGCGCTGGCAGGCAAAAAACCAGTGGTTTGGTTCAGACGGATTCGAAGAAGTTACCAGCTTTGCACTAGGGCTGCATCAAAAACTAGTCAACTCCGGGGTTGATCCCCGCCAAGACGAATATTTCGAGCAAATTGATGCTCGCGTAAAGTCGAAGTTCCCTGAAGTTTTCGGTGGAAGCGACGAAAGGCCTAAGTCCGGTGAGGCTCCAAGGCGACCATCATCCGTGGTGGCCCCTGCATCACGTTCCACAGGAGTGAGGAAAGTGCAATTAACGCCGTCACAGGCCGCGTTAATTAAAAAGTACAACCTCGATCCTAAGAAGTATGTTGCAGAAGTTTTAAAATTGGAGAATCAAAATGGCTGAAAACCGTAACCCCCGTGACAATGTGTCACGCGAAAAAAGTGCTCGATACGTGTATAAACCTTCGAGTGCGTTGCCCGATCCTACCCCTGAACCCGGATGGGAGTATCGCTACATAGCGACTCATGTCTTGGGACAGACAATGCCAACCAATGTGTCTAGCAAGATGCGGGATGGCTGGGTTCCAGTGAAGGCAGCAGACCATCCAGAACTGATGCTTGAAGGTAGTGCAAATGGTAATGTGGAAATTGGCGGATTGATGCTTTGCAAAATCCAAACCGAAAAACTCGCTGCCATGAAAGAGTATTACGACACACAAGCGCAGAACCAGATGGACTCAGTGGACAACCACTTCATGAGAAATAATGACCCGCGTATGCCGCTGTTTGCTGACCGTAAGTCTTCATCCAGTCGCGGAAGCGGATTTGGTACAGGTTCTAAATAAAGGAATTTAAATGGCTTATCCAGTAGTTGACGCCCCATACGGGCTAAAACCATTGAATTTGATTGGCGGTCAAGTATTTGCAGGTTCTACCCGCATGTACCCCATCCAATACGGTTACTCAACCGACATCTTCTATGGTGATTTCGTTGTTCTATCCCGTGGCTTTGCCACACGCGCCTCAGTTACTACCGGCACTGATTTAAATCAGACCGTTGGTATTTTCTTGGGCTGCACATTCACTAACCCTGTAACAAAGCAAAAGCAGTTCAGCCAGTACTGGCCCGCAAGCACCGCTGCTGGTGATTGCCAAGCCTACGTGTTGGATGATCCCGATGCTGTGTTCAAGGCTGTTGTGTGTTCTTCTGGCACTACTATTGCGTCTGGCGCTTTGGCGATGATTGGCACTAACCTGTCAGCTATCAACAATACTGGCAGTACAACTACTGGCAACTCCAAGAACGCAGTTTTGGCTCCAAACAACACTCCTGTAACTACTACCCTGCCTTTGCGTATGGTTGGTGTTGTTGCGGATACGGCTGTTTCGTTGGGTACAGCTACTTACAGTACAGGTACAACTACCTTGACCGTGAGTGCT